ACGGTGATTTCGCCTCCTGCCTCGGAAGCCCCGCGCGGGATGATGTATTCAACCCCGTCGCCACGTCGCACTTGGGCATCGTCGCGGATCGAGGCTCCAGGGTCAGCCGGCCAGGTTGCCGGCCCGCTGGCGACGGCTGCCGGGATCCTGGGGACGCCCCAGATCGAGGCCCAGCGATCGAGAAATTCCTTTTCCGCGCTGTCGGGGAATAGTTGGCGGAATGACCAGTCCAGCCGGCCATAGAGCAGATGCGCGGAGCCTGCCTCGACTTCCGAAAATGCGCGCAGATTGTTGACGCGGAGCCGTGTGTCGGCTCCCCTCAGCTTGGCTTCGAGGTCCGCGCCGATCCTGCGGCGCAAATCCTCAAGTAATGGGCGCTCGAATGGCACGGTTCCCCTCGCCCCAGGCCCAGGAATAACGGCGGTTCAACAGTTCGACCCCATCGCGGATGATGACGATCCCGACATCAAGCCGGCCTGGTGCGGCGCGCGGCCACTCGGCGGCGATCGTGATCTCGTCGGCGACGCCATCCTCGAGCATCCAGACCAGCGCCTCGCGGCAGTAATCCTCGGCGCGCAGCCGGACCTGGTTGGTTTCCTTTTCACGACTGATCAGCCACAGCCGCGAGCCGATCGGCCCCTCCTCCGCGCCATCGTCGGCCCACCAGCCGCGGCGGTCGCCATCCGAGGGGTCAGGCAGGGGATCATCCGGCGTGGCCAGGCGGTCGGTGAACAGGCTCAAGATGGTGGCGGTTTCGAGGTCACTCCCGGTCACCAGGTCGCCGCCGGCGAGCACCCAATCGCCGGTAAGCCGAGAGGCATCCCAAGTGGTCAGCAGGTCACTCATCGCGCGTGCTGCCTCCCACGCTGCCCTGGGGCGCGTTTATGCTGCCGGTCGCGTTGAGGTCGCCGTCCAGTTCGATATCGCCCTTGATCGCAATTTCAGGCGCCTCGATTTCGAGCCGGTCGGTTTTGACCGTCACATCCTCTTCGGCGGTGATCACCAGATGCTTCGTGGTGATTTCGACGATCCCGCCGCGCTTCAGGACAATCGAGTCGCCCTCGTTGGTGTAGATCGCGACCGCGCCAGGCTCGAGCCCGGTGAACCGGGACTGGCGATCGTCCGTGGCGACGATCGCGCCATGGTCGCGGCCGCCCCCGACGAAGACGACCAGCGCCTCGCTGTCGACCGGCGGCGCAGACGAAAACCCGTAATTTTGGAAGCGCTCGACCGCCACCTTGTCCTCTTCGTAGAGCAGTGAGACTTGTCCGAGCTGCACTCCGGTTTCATCATCCGTCGCGGCAATGACGCCACGGCTGACCATGTTCATAATCCGCCGATGATCGCTCATGTGGCGCCACCTGGGGGTGCTGTGACAGCACCCGAGGGCGTTCCGTGCATCAGACTAATGCCGCACGTTGGCGCCGTGCACGCATTGCATTCCACCCAGGTCGGATTGCGGCATTTGTGACGCCCGCGGCCGGTGCGAATCATAATCCGCCGATGATCGCTCATGTGGCGCCACCTGTTGGTTGCCATCCGGCCCAGGGGTCGCCCGCGCCGCCCTTCTTTTTGCCGCCGGCTTTTTTGCCAGCCTTGCCGCCCTTGCCCTTGGCCGGGTCCTGTTTGCCCTTGCGTTTCGAGGGGTCGGGCAGAAAGGCATCGGGCAGCGTCAAGCTCAGTTCAGTAATCTCGCCGCCATCATCAAAGCTGTGGGTCACTTCGCCGATGATCAGCTCGTGCGACAATGCCAGCCAGGGGGCTTCGACCCAGACCAGGTCGTTGGTTGCCCACAGCTTGCCATCTTCCTGCCGCCAGCCGTTGACGGTTATGGTTGCCTTCAGGGACTGCCCGACGCGGCGGCGCATTTCCCAATCGGCGCGCTGGGCCGCGGCGGCATCATCAGCTTGTTTTTCAGCCACGATGACATGCGGGCGGTATCTGGTGACGCCGGCGTCGCGGGCGCGGCCGACAATCTGGGTCAATGTCTTGGGGGCCGTCTTGCCCGGTGATTTGGCTGCGGCAGCCTCTGCCTGTATCCGCATTCGCTCGCGATAGCGCGCCGAGATATTGGGGATGCCGCGAAGCTGGCGGACCCGCTCAACCAAGCTCGGCTGCCAGCCGCCGTCGCCGCCGCCGCCCCAATCTTGATCTATCGGCCCGCCGTCCTTGGTCCGGTTCCCCGGCCTCTGCGCTTTGACGATGTAATCCGAGAACCGCTGGCTGTGGTCGAGCTCGGCACTGGCACTGAGAATGTTTTTCCCATGTATAAGATCGGTGGTTGCACGACCGGAGCCGGCGCGCGTGAGAACAAGCCGCCCCAGCGCGTCATCAGTGACCAGAAGTTCGTGCACACGCGACAGCCGTTCGATGAGGGCAAAGCATGTTTCTCCCTGTTGGACTTGCACTTCGGGTTCGGGCGGGGTCTGGGTGCTGACGACGACCTCGACCCCGAAGGGCTGCGCCAGAATGCGCGCAATCTGGCCGACCGTCATGCCCTTGAACTGCCCCCCGTCAACGGTGACCGAGCAATCCACCAGGTCACAGGTTTTCGAGCGGCCGCTTAGACTGATCGAGTGCGAGCCGGCGTCGTAGCTGGGCCCGTATTTGTCGACATAGCCGGTCAGCACGGTTTCGCCATCGAGCTGGATTTCACACGGCTCGCCTGGGGTGATTTGCCAGATGTCTTCCTCGAGCGACCAGCGCTCGGAGACTGTCAAATCAAAGTCGGCGGTGGCGCGCTCGAGACCGCGCGTGATCCTCAGGGCTTGCCAGCCGGCGTAATGCTCGCCTGACACCAACAGGGTAAAGGGCGCCTCGCGCGCCTCGCGGCTCTGCTGGCTGGCGCCGCGGCTGCTCGGCCGGGTTGGGGTGCGGACTTCGCTCATGCGCCTGCCGCCAAAATCCGCCCGGTGCTCGGCAGAAAAGCAGGATTGCGGGCATTGACCCGGTCGCAGAGTTCGAGGTCGCGATCGGTGTCCTGATACATCCGCCAGGCCAGGGTGATCGAATTGGCGGTGATCAGGGTGCGATAGGTCACCAGCGGGTTGAGGCTCGCGGCCCTGGCCATGATCATGGCGTTGATCGCGTGGCGCAGCTCGGCCAGCGCGCTGAATACGTCATCCTGCCCCGCGTCGGCCGTCTGCTGTTCGATCGCGATAAAGACCTGGCCGACCGCCCGGCGCGTCTCGATGGCCTGGTCGTAGTTGTCAAACGCCATGCCGGTGATCGAATAGCCGATCTCACGCAAGGCCAGTTCCGCGACAAAGGCTTCCATCGCGGCGGCATTCCGGGCGCGCTGACCCGGCAGCGAAAGAATGCGCGGTGTGGCATAGGGGTTGCTGAGCAGATGCCTCGGCCTGCTGCTGATGCCATCGGGCAGCATGGCTTGCCCCGGCTGGAAGCCGCCCGAGCCGCGCGGCGCTGCGGCGCGCCACTCGGTCGCCACGGTCAGCATGGCCCCAACGACCGGGCCGGCCTCCCCTGCGTCGGTGAAGGCGGCAAAGGTCCGATCAAATGCGTCCGTCAAGGCTCTGGGATCGCCCACCAGCGAGGGAGCGTTGAGGTTGAGGTAATCGAGCGCGGTAACCAGAGGGGTCTGTGGCAGGCCCCCAGGCAGGCGTAGGAAGCGCAACCCGTCAGAGAGATTGCGCACGTCGGCGATCGCCGCGTCCGCGACCCAGGGACCCGAGCCGGCGACAGAAAACAGGCCGGCGAAATTGGGCATTGCGGCATTGCCCAGACCTCCCGCCGCGTTCGCCACCGCCAGATCAGGATCGGCGTCCTGGCTCGGCTCGCGGACCGAGCCCGCCTCGGCGAATTCGAACGCCAACGAACAGAACCGGCCGCGCTCACGCTCCTCGGTCGCGGTGATGACACGACAGGCTGCCTGGACCGTGCCGAGCGTGGGGTGAACCAGCTCCCCCGGGCCATCCTCCTCGCATGCCGCCACGAGGCGGTCGCGCGCGGCGAGGAAGTCATCGCCGATGGTGTAGCCGGTGAACCGCCAGACCCTCTGACTGCGCCCCAAATCCTCGGCGAAGGGCGTGTTGCGCGCCGGGTATTCGTGATCGGCCCAGCGCCGCCCGGTCTCAAAATTGACGGTGTCGACGAAGAACCTGGCACCGCGGAACGATGCCGGCCGCAGCTGGGTGCGCCAGCCGCTCATCCGGCGGCGAGCCCTGGCATCGAGCGGCCGACCTCGACATTCGATTGGACCATGCCGCGATCTCGAGTGGTCGCGGTCGCCTTGATGTCGCCGATCGCCTCGATTTTGATGTTGGTGTTGACCTCGCCCTCGACCTTGGCAGTCGTCTCGCCGCCGGCGACCCCGGCGCGGCGCGCGCCCCGGAGCAAGGATCCGCCATCCGCAGGGGCAGCAGCAGGTGCAGACTCAGCGCCGCCGCCAGTAAAGAAATCTTTGACGCCCCCGATCGCGCTTCCGACCAAATTGCCAGCCGCGCCGAGCGCGCCAGTGATCACGCCGACGCCCTTGCCGATGGCAGAGATGATCGGTTCGAGGATGCCCCAGGCCCACTGAAACACCCCGACGACGCCGCCGAGGAGATTATCAAACCATGCCGTGAGACTGCCCCAGGCATCCTTGATGGGCTGCGGGATGAATTTCCCGGCAAACTCCGCAAGCCAGGTAATCGGGTCATTGAAGGCGGCCTCGATCTCGTCCCAGTTCTCCTCAAACCAAGTCCCGAGTGCTTTCCAGGCATCCTGAATAGGTTGCGGTATAAATTCGGCGGCAAATGCAGAAAGCCATTCGAGCCCGCCATAAAAGTGCGCCTCGATATCGGCCCACAGCTCATCGGCCCAGTCGGCCATGTTGTCCCAGGCGTCAATAATTCCCTTGGGGACAAATTTCTCGACCATGTCGTCCAGCCATTTAACAGCTGCGAGAAATGTCGCTTTCGGATCATTCCATAGATCGACGAAGAACTTTTTGATCGGCTCCCAATATTTGTAGATCAGGTATGCCGCCACGCCGATCGCGACGATTGCCGCGATAAACCAGCCGACCGGGGTTGCGGCCAGGGCGGCGGAAAACGCCTTGATCGCGGCGCCAAGCGCCGGGAAGGCGGCGGTCAACCCGGTCATCGACGCGATCGAGCCGACCATCGACACGCCGAGCAGCGCCAGAGACTTGACGACATTGGCAATCGCCAGAACGAGGGCCTTATTCATGTAAATCACAAGCGCTGCGAGCACGTTTTCCCAACCGCCGACCTTTTTCGCTACCCAATCCATTCCTTTGACAAAGCCCTTGAGTCCCTCATAAATCCCTTTCCAGTTAATCGACTTAATGATTTCACCGAGCTTGCGAATGAACGCAGTCACTTCGGTTTTGATGACCTCTTTATTCGCAAGCACCCATTCTTTCATTATCTTGAGAACAGGTTCGACCGCCGGCAGCAAGGTGCCGAAAATCGAGTTTTTGACGCCAGTGATTGATTTGGTGAAATCGAGCCAGGCGTCTGCCGCCTTCTCGGCCTCGGCGGCGTCGGCATTGGTGATCACCCCGAGGCGGATGGCTTCCTTCATCAACTCTTGCATGCTGATTTTGCCCTGGGCGAACATGTCGATCAGAGCGCCGCCAGATTTGCCGAACAGCTTCAGCGCAACGTCATTGCGCAATACTGGATTGACGTTTTTCTCGAAGCCGGCGGCGACTTTGGGCAGGATCGACGCCAGGTCCCCGGCTTTGATTTCCTGCATGGAAACGCCCATTTTCGACAATAGCGGGATGAGGTCTTTCGCCGCCTTGCCGCCTTTGCTGGCCGTCCCCAGAGTTTTCATGAATTTGCCGAGCGCGCCCTGGGCGACCGAGGCATCGACCCCAGACCGTTCCGCGACATAGTTGAACTGCTGGAGATATTCCGCCGTGGTGCCAAACCGGCGCGCCGTCTTGGCGAGCTTGTCCGCGGTCTCGATGTAACCCTTCATCCCCGCGACCGCACCGCCGAGGCCGGCGATCCCGGCCATGGCCGTGAGTGGACCAAGTAGGCGGGTGACTTGACTAAGTAGACCGCCCAGCGAGGAGCCGACGCCGCGGATGCCGGCTGTCAGGCCATGAAATTTGAACGCGTTGAGCTTGAAGAACGCGCCGCCGGTGGTTTGCGCGGCCTTGCCGGCGGTGGTGATCCCGCCGGTGATCTTGCGCAGCGGACCCGTCGCCTGATCGACGACGCGCGCAATCGCACTAATGTCGATCCTGTCCGCCATCGCTGCTGTGCTCTAACTCCTCCAGAATGCGGCGCGTCTGATTCTCGTAAAACACCAGTTCGTCAAGGGTCAGCTCTAATGCGGTCCGAGGGTGCCATTTCCAGATAAAGGCGAGGTCGAAGGCGCGCTCGACGAGTCGTCCCCCGCCTCCGGGTCCCCGAAAAAACTGAATACCCGCAACATGCAGGCGTTCCAGTCACGCATTGTGAGCTGGTTGACCGAGGATGGCGGGATGTTGCCGAGACGCGCGATCAAGGCACTGACGATTGCCGCCTCGATCGTGCCGTCCCCTTTGAACGGATAGCCGCACGCATTTATGTCGCCGGGCGTCAAATCGCGCAGTTCGATTGCCCGACGCTCTTCGCCGTGCGCCTGGATCGGCGTTCGCAGTTCGATAATCATAGAACCTCCTCACCCGCCATGCCTTCCCAGCGCACCGTAGCCTGGCCGTCGGCAGCGTTGAATTCTCGCGCGGTCGAGGTCCAGCCGTTGCGCAGGATGTATTGCTTGCCGTTGGCCAATTCGGCGGTGACCGTGACGTCGTCCATGCGCTGCAGTGCCACCAGCGATAGCCCGTTCAAATCGGAGAAATCCCCTTCGATGAAGGGCACGCGCGGCCGCTCGATATAGCCATGGATGCCGTCCTGGCCGGGGATGCCCTCGCGTTCGATGGTGTCGATGCTGACGGTCAGGTTGCCCCGCAGCGGATATTGCTGACCGTCCACGTAGACGTAGGCGACCCCGGCGACGCGACGTGCTGGCATGATGCGACCTCCTCAATAAACCACGTGGTAGTAACCAAAGCGGCCTCCCAGCAATCCCAGGATCAGGATTACGATCAGGATCAGGACGAGAATGCCGCCGATCCCGTAGGGTCCGCCCTGCTGGTAGTAGCCGCCTCGATACCAGTAGCCGCCGCCGCCCAATAGCAGCACCAGCAGGATGATGATGATGATCAGATCCATGGTCAGGCTGCCGCGGCCGTCGCGCTGGCCGAGTAGCGCAGGCGAAATTCCACCAGCATCGCGAAAATCCTGAGCTGGTTGACGAGGTCGGGCGGCAGCAGGACATTGACCCGGTTCGGGTCGTTGGGATCGCGCTCGACGACCAGGAATCGCTTGAACGCGTCCATGTTCTCGCAAATGCCTTGCTCGATCAGCTCGCTGTAGGCGGCGATCAGCTCGGCGCGGATGATGCGCGGGGTCACGATCGCCTGGCCGAGCCCGAACGGGGTCCCGTCGTTCGCCAGTTTATGCCTGGGGAATTTCTGGAGGATACGGATCCTCAGAAAGCGGATGATGTAGGCCAGAGTCGCCAAGGTCTGCACGTCCAGATAGCTCGGATCGGGCTGGTTCCAGACGTTGCGCTGGTAGGTTGTAACGCAACGCTCGATCGCCGCCGCGCCCCCTGACTCCATCTCGGTCGCTACCCCCGAATAGAGCAGGGTATTGCGCTGCGACATGCTCAGCCGATTGCCGCGCGTTGGCACCAATGCCCCGACCAGGGGCAAGGTTTGCAGCGGCCTGGCCGGGTCGATGCGCAGCGAGGTCGCGGCCTGCGCGCACAGGGCCGCGGCGCGCCGCCAGCTTACCGTGGGGCTGGGGGCGGCCCCCAGGACCGAGACGTGGGGATCATTCCTGGCGACCCCGAATGCCTGCAATTGCGAGAAGGTCCCGCTGCGGGCAAGGAAGGCGTGGCCGTAAATCTGGCGGCTCCAGGCCCACCGCCCGGTCACGTCGTTCAGCTCCTCGGCCAGGGCGTCGAGCGCGGCGCTGTCGGTGTACGGCATCGAGATAAAATCGTATTCGTCGTCACCCATCGCGGCGATCGCCGGAGCCAGGTCCACCAGGCCGGTGCCTGGGACCTTGATGATGTTGACATCAAGACCGGGCGGAATGCTTTCCCCGCCAGCCATGCCGCGATAATTCAACACGACATCAATCTCATTGCCGATCGCGCCCTTGTTTTTGACGGTCAGGCTGACTGAGGGGTCCGGTGGCAGCAGGTCAGTCGTCGCGGTGACCAGGGAGAACGGATCGGCGTTGACCAGCGCCGCCAACGCAGTCAACAGCGAGGTCGGCGTCGCATTGGCCGCGACAATGAGCGCGTAGCGGTCGCCGCCGATGTAGAACGCGATCGTCCCCGGCGCCGAGGGCGCGCCCTCAAACTCAATCGTGATCTTGGCCGCGACCGCCGCCGTGGCATCCTCATGAGGGATCGCCCAGACCGTGCCGTAAGTGTCGTTGCGGCGGTAGGCAGTCATCATGTCGGCCAGGATGCTGCCCGCGCCGAATAGGCCCATGGCATCGCTGGAGTCGCGCACCAGGACCGGTTCGAGCGGGGTTGCGGTCCCGGCCGGGAGCATCGGCCCGATCAGCAGCGCCGGCTGGAGGATTTGCAGATAGGAAGCCTCGCGGTTGCTGACTTCGGCATAGAACAGGGGAACCCGGATATTTGACGGGATGCGCTCAAAGGAAACCGGCATCGGCTCAATCCTTTTCGACGGGGGCGGGATCGGACTTTGGCACCCCGCGCGCGGCGCGCGGCGGCGCGGGCTTCAAGAAATTGGCCGTGACCTCGATGCGCCCATCTGGGCCCGGATATTTGATATTCGGGTCGGCCGCCGGGCTGATGACGTCAATCTCCATGTGGATTTCCTCGAGCGTGTCGGGGACCCGCGGCTCGTACCATTCGCTGATCGTCAGGGCGAAGTTGATGGTGGCGACCGTGGTGCGGCTTTCGCCTTCGATGTCACGGTCGATATCGGTCGTGACCCCACGGATTTGCTCGTAGCCGACGAGCCATTCGGGATCCCCGAGCAGCCAATCCTTGATGTCGTCGCACAGATGATCGACGCGCTCGGCCGACGCGGCGTCGGTCACATCCTCGGCGACAATCTGCACGACCAGACTGGTGGTCGTCAGGAAGTCCGGGATGTTGATCGAACGGCCTTCGGAAGTCTGGGAGGCGTAGACCCTGAGCGCCGGCAGCATCGCGCGGCTGATTTGCGCCTGACGCGAGTCAAAGACGTGGCGGAACTGCGGCAACCGTGTCAGCCGCTCGCACGTATCCTGCCGAAGCTGCGCCAGGTAGGACATGAGGCCGAGGCTGCGCCGCGCCGGCGGCATAAACCACGGCGGGAATCAGGGCGAAAATTGGAGAATTTTATGCGGTTGGGAGGGGTTCGCCTGGGCAGGCCGGGTTCCCCCCTCCCTTGGGCTCACTGCTGCCGGCCTGCCGTCAGAGGTCGCCCAACTAGTGCCCGAACAATCGACGCAAGCGTCTCCGGGTTATCGGCGCGTTGGGTCCACTTCCGGCGCCCCTCCCGGCCTCTGAGGAGGGCGACCGCCGACTCCTCCCGCGGGCGGCTCCGGCAGTGCGTCCATGTCCACCGAGAAATATCGCCAGCCGTAGCCCGGCACGTGCGCCAAGACGATGAATTTGCCGTGCGCGTGCGGCGGGCGCGGCCAGATCGACCCTGGCGGAAAGCCGGTGTCGGGGTGCCCGGGATCACCCGGTGGAATCGGCTCGATTGGATGCCCCGGAGACGGGCCAGGCCAGATCCCCGGCGGCGGGTCGATATCCGGCGGCTCGACCTCCGGCCGTTCGCCTTCTTCCAAACCATAATCGGGATCGGTCGGACGGCCAGGCCAGGGGAGGCCATGACCGGGGCGCCCGAGCCCCCGCACGGCGATCGGACTGTCAGACGAAACAAGATAGCGCGGCATCTATTTCTCCCGTCGTGAAAGTGAAACAATGATACACCAGCAACGACAGGCTTTCGCATAAAGCCGAGGACAATGCAATGGCCCGATCCCGTCAACCGGCGACCTTAACTGACGTTGATACGTTGCGCAGTGCTCAGGAACAACTCGGTTCCAAGGTGCAGCACGACATGCGCGAAATACGCGAGCGCATTGATCAGACCCCCGACCGCTATCGCCAACAGTGGGAAGCCCTGGCGCTTGATTTGGACGGGGCGCGCGCGGAAATCGCTAATCTGGCCACCAACATAACCAAGCTGCGCCAAGAGAATGTCGCCAACACCAGCGCGGTCCGTCAGGACTTGACCGAAATGCGCACGGCATTGACCGAGATGCGCACAGCGCAGGAAGGCTTCGGCCCCCTATTCGAGAAGTTCGACGAGCGCCTGGCGAACGGCTTGACCAGGATCGCCAGCCAAATCAGCGACAGTGAGGGGGTGATTACAGACGGCATCTTAGCTGTGCGCGCCGAACTGGCTGCTTTCCGTGGGGATGTGCAGGCCCAGGCCAAGCAAGCCAGCGAGGAGCTGGAGGCCAACGCTGGCGCGATCCTCGACAAGCTCTTCCCCCTGCCTGACCAGATTTCGGTCGTCCGCGCAGAGGTCCGCGCCGAACTCCGCGACCTGGGCAGCCTGGCCGCGACCCTCGCGCACAAGTCCACGGTCGAGGAGGTCAATCGCCGGCTCGATGGGGTCGCGCTGGTCCTGGCCGAACATTGGGCATGGGCGCGGCGGCGACGCTGGTGGCAGTGGTTTCACCGTGCCGCACCACCCGAGCCGTCGCCGGAGGCTGACGCCGAACGCGACGACAACACCCCCTGAAGAGTCTTGTCGCTGAGACCAGGAGACGGGGCCGAGGATCCGGTCAGTCGGCGACGCACCAGCGGAAAGGCATGGCTCAGCGGCTTGCGCGGGTCGACAGCGCGCATCGTCAGCAGAGCATCGTAAGCCGCCAAGATTTCGTCGCGGCGTGTCGGCCGGCCAGGACCGCGCGGCTCATCCTCAAGCGGTGAAGCCTGATACGGGATCAGGCGCAATTGGAGCTCATCGAGATCGTCCGTGCCGAACTCGGCGACTTCCCAGGTGCGGCCGCGCACTGTCACGATGTCGCCGATCCCTGGCACCCCGGCACCGGGAGGCAATTGATAGCGGCCGAAATAGACCCACGTCTGAACTTGGGTCATGCCCTGCTCGGTCATCTGCAGAGCCGCCGGCGTGTAATCTTGCACGAATCGCATTTGCAGCAGATTGCCGAGCCAAGCCCCCGGCTCGCCGAGCCCGTCATCCAGCGCGCGCAGCAGCGGGTCGAACGCAGCGAGCGGCATCAGCCCCTCCGCCCCCAGCGCAAGGCCAGGCCGACCACCCAACGGCGAAAGGTCAAGACGATCCCCCAGGAATGATAGAAGGGCGGGCGTCCCTCCCCTGGCACGGCTGCTGGCGGCACGGCGGCTACCCAGGCCCGTTCGGCCTCTCCATCGTGCCCGTCATCATCGAAGATGCCCCCAGCGATCCCAGAGCTGTCGGTGACTGCCTGCCTGACGATGATCCCAGCATTCGCCGCGAGCGCCAGGTTGACGGTCAGCCGGTCAAAATTCCCATACTCGATATAGGCGTCGTTAACCTCACACTTACGGGTCAGCATGACGCGCATCGCGGCACCAGTCGTCAGCTGGCGGTCCAGCAGGATGCCGTTGGCGTTGTTGGGCAGCGCAACCGGCGTGGCGTAGCTGGTATCCAGCGCGCCGGTATAGTGGACGCTGAGCAGCGTGCCAGGCTCACCGACGCCGACCAAATACATCCGATTACGCGAGGCACTGGCGGGAGCCTCGCGCAGGATCATCCGCGTAAAGACGACGTCGGCGACGGCGCGAGGCATTAGCTGCGGTTGCGTGCCGGCGAAGTCCCAACCAGTGGCGCGGGCGGACGAACATAATCGGTTGCCGTCACCGTGAACAACGCGCGCGGGCTGGTGCAGATCGGGAGAACGTTCATCTGCGCCTCCAGCTCCACACCCTTGTCGAAATCCAGCGATTCCATCTTGGCATAGCGCGCCAGTCCGAGCGTGTTGACCGTTTCGTTGTAGTCGGCCGGCGCAAAGACCTCGATGAACAATTCGGGGACGCCGACCGGGAAGAAATGACATTGTCTTGGTTGGACGAATTGAACGTTGCCGGTACGCCCGCGATATTCTTCGATGGTCACTTCGCGGAATTGAATG